GGCGGGCGTGGCGGCGTTGAACGTCGGCGAGGGCAAGGCGGACATGCCGGTGGGCACGATCCTTGCCATCATCGAGCAGGCGACAAAGGTCGAGAACGCTATCCACAAGCGGCTGCACGCGGCGCAGGCCGAGGAGCTGCAGTTGCTGGTCGAGTGCTTCCGCGAGCATCCGGAGAGCTTCTGGGAGCGCAACAAGCGGCCGGCGCGCAAGTGGACGCAGGAGCAGTTCCAGCGGGCGCTCGATACCTTCGACCTCGTGCCCCAGGCGGACCCGAACACCTCGAGCCACACGCAGCGCATTATGAAGGCGGTGGCGCTGAAGCAGATGGCCGAGTTGGGCAAGGACCGCTACGACATGAATGCGGTGGACATGCGGGTGCTGACGACGATCGGCTATTCGCAGCCGGAGCAGTTCCTGCTGCCGAATCCCGCGGCGAATCCGCAGGCCGAGTTCGCGAAGGGCAAGCTGGCGATCGAGGGCAAGAAGGCGGATGCGTCCATGCTGTCGGCGCAGGCGAACATGACGAAGGCGCAGAAGGACGGCCTGTCGGGCGGCAAGACGCCGGAGGAACTGCAGCTCGAGAAGCAGAAGCTTTCGCTCACGGCGCAGGGCGAGCAGTTCAAGCAGCATCGCGCCGGCATCGAGGACGAGAACCGCGACAAGGACCGCCAGGCCGATCTGCTCAAGTCATCCATGGGGCTCGAGAAGGAAGTCCTGCAGCAGGGCCAGGAGCACGCGCATGACATGAACCAGCAGGCTGCAGACCATGGCCATGAGCGGGCGCAGCAACTGATCGAGCAGGCGCACGAGCAGGCGCTGCAGGACAGCGCGCCGGAGCCCAAGAGCGGGGAATGAGCAATCGCGAGATCAGGAACGCGCTGTACGTGGCGCGGCGCAAGCGCGACGTGGGCGGCGGCCTGACGGCTGACCCCGAGCGGCCCGCAAAGGCGTCCACACCCGTAATGGCCGAACCGGCCCGATTGTGTAATATTAAATCAACTTGGAGGCTCTGATGAGCGCAGCAATGGCGAAAGAGGCCCGCGAGGCGATGAAGGCGAAGGCGCACCGCATGGCGGGGCCTGGCAGCGACAAGGGCAAGCGGATTGACGCTTCGGGCTGGAGCGAGCCGACCGACATGCGAACCAACGCTCCGACCGGCATGCGCCCAGTGAGCCGGCGCCAGTTCAAGGACGGCGGCGCCGTATCGGGCAAGAAGGCCGCCACCCGAACCGATCGCAAGAGCCGCGCCGATGTCTGGACGAATCGCGATGTGCGCGCCGCGAACCACGAGATTGCCGCTCCCCACATCGGCGGCTTCAAGGATGGCGGGGCGACGAACTTCCGCAAGCAGGCGCACGGCATGATGGGCATGGCCGAGAACATGCACGGTCGCCGGAACGGGATCGGCAAGTTCCACCGCAGCCACAAGGCGACGGGCGGCTCGACCAATTACGATGACATCGCCGGGATGCGTCCGAAGGGCGACCGCGAGCCGCGCGCGAAGGGCGGCAAGACCAAGGGCAAGACGAACATCGTGATCGCGATCAATGCGGGCGGCCATGACAAGCAGCAGCCGCCGATGGGCATGATGCCGCCGAAGGCGCCGCCGCCCCCGCCGCCGATGGCCCCGCCGCAGGGCGCTGGTGGCCCCCCGCAGGGCATGGGCGCACCTCCGGGCATGGGGATGCCCCCTGGGATGCCGATGCCGCGCAAGTCGGGTGGCCGCACGAAGCGCGAGGGAGGCGGCGGTGTCAGCCCGCAACCCGTCTACAAGAGCCTCATCCCGTCATACGGTGCGGCCGTACAGCGCGAGAAGGAATCCGAACTGAATACGCCAGAAGGCAATGCCCGCCGCATGGAGGGCAATGAGCGTCGGCTGAAAGGCCGCTATGCCGGCGGCAAGGTCGTGGGCGCCAAGTATCCGGACGCGAGCGCATCGAAGGCCGAGAACACGAAGTCAGCGGAGACGATGAAGGTCGGCGCCGGGGGCGGATTGGGTCGTCTGGCCAAGAGCTCGATCGCCCGCAAGGACGGGTTCAAGCCTGTATGAGCATCGGAGGCAGGGTGGTGGGCAGCCATAACAACCTGTAGCCGATAGGGGCGGCGGGGTCCGTTTTCTCCCCCTGCCGCCCCGCTTTCTGGAGATTTTGATGGCAGCATTCACGATCGACGGGCGGGCGCTGGAGAACGCGCTGAAGCTGATCGAGGCGGACCTGGCCGAGAAGACGGAGATCGTGCAGCACGGACATCCGAGCGCCGTCCCCGATTTCGCGATCTACCAGCGCTATGTCGGGCACATCATGGGCCTGATGGCGGCGAAGGATTTCATCACCCAAGGGCGCGAGGAAGCGCAAAAAGAGGAGGCTGGCTATCGAGGCCAGGTGACAAGCTAGATGGGCGTATCCCTGATTCTGCCGAAGTTGAAGAAAAGCGCGGGCGAGCTCCGCAAGGAAATGCTGGACAAGCTGGGCGACATTTCCGGCCTGCACGTCTACCACAACTGGACGCTGGGCATGATCTACACGCCCGACAAGGTTGGCAGCCTCTACCGCGCCGATCAGTCCAAGGACGAGGATAAGTGGCAGGGCAAGGTCACGCTGGTCGTGAAGATCGGCCCGAGCGCTTTCCGCAATACCGCCGACGGCGCGTGGACGTGGGATCCGCCGATCGCCCCGGGCGACTGGGTGGTCAGCCGCGCGTCCGATGGCGTGAATCGCCTCGTCAACGGCCAGATGTGCCGCCTGTTCCGGGACACGACGGTCACGGAAAAGGTCGACCATCCGGACAACATCTACTGAGGAGAGGAATTATGCCCGAGGAGAAAGAACCGGAAGTTGAGATCGTGGACGGCCCGATCGAAACCACCGAGGTCGAGACCAAGAAAGAGGGCGGCGACGATGCCACCAAGATCGTCACTGCCGACGAAGGTGCGGCCGAACTGAAGCGCAAGCTGGCCGAGGAGCAGAGCCGCCGCGAGGCTGCCGAGGCTGCGGCGCGCACGGCAACCGAAGTGGCCCGCACGGCGACCGCGGCCGTTGAAGACGGCGAGATGCGCGAGATCAACGCCGCCATCGCCACATCCAAGAGCAATCTCGATATCGCCAAAAACCAGTACCGGCAGGCGCGAGCGAACGGCGATATTGACGCCGAGGTCGAAGCGACGGAGGCGATCGCCCAAGCCAAGGCGGACTTGAACGCGCTCGAGGCGGGCCGCCTTGCCCGCGAGCAGGCCAAGAAGAACCCGCAGCCGGTCATCCGCCAGGCCGCCGATCCGGTCGACATGCTGGCGCAGGACATCGGGCAGAACTGGCCCAAGTCAGCCGACTGGATCCGTGCCAACCGCGATATCGTGCGCAAGGACTGGGGGGCCGTGCAGTCGGCCAGCAACATGGCGATCCGGGCGGGCAAGGCGGCCGACACACCGGAGTATTTTGCCCACGTCGAACGGCTGCTACGCGATAGCGGCGTCATGGCGGCGGCGTCAACCAATGGGACCGGAAACGGTCACGCCGAGGAAGTCCAGCGAACCGAGGAGAATGCCATGTCCCAAGCGTCCCGCCCTGTCGCGCCGGCCGCGGCACCCGTGTCCCGTAATGGCGGTGGCCCGGGTCAGCCCCGACCCGGGGTCATCCGCCTGACCCGTGACGAGGCCGAGATGGCCGAACTGTCCTATCCGCATCTGGTCCAGAAGGAGGGCAAGGCTGCGGCGCATCGTGCCTACGCTCAGGCCAAGCAGGACGCCCGCGCCAACGGCAAGATGAACTGAGGAGCCGAACATGACCGAAGCAGCACCCAAGCGCGGCCGAGGCCGCCCTCGCAAGCACCCGGAGCAGGCGTCTCAGAAAGCCCCAGCGGCCCCGCAGGCGGCTTCCGTCGCGGCATTGGCCCCGGCACAGCCTGCCGTCGGCCTATCGGCCCTGACGGCCCCGCCAGCCCCACAGGCACCGCCTCTAGCTGCCCCTGTGGCCGTTGATCCCGTTCAGCGTCCAGAGCAGCGCCCGGAATCGCCCCGCATGGCCGAAGTCCGCGCCGAGGACCCCCGTGCCGAAGCCGAGCGTATCGCCAATGAGTGGTTCGGCCATCTCGACTCGCTCGGCCCGCAGCGGGACAAGTACCACATCGACCCGCACAAGTTCCCCGACGGCTGGACCTACGAATGGAAGACATTCACCGTGGTCGGCAAGGAGAACCCGCAGTATCAGGTGCAGCTCGCCCGCGCCGCCTGGCGCGCCGTGCCGGTCAGCCGTCACCCCGAACTCATGCCGAGCGGCTGGGACCCAAACAGCGCCATCATCATCGACGGCATGATGTTGATGGAGCGGCCGAGCAAGATTACCGAGTTCCAGAAGATGCAGGACCAGCGAGCGGCCAAGGCGCCGATCGACAACATCCGGGCGAAGCTGGCCGGCGCGCCTCCGGGACAGTTGCCGCGCGATGCAGACCCGCGCACGGCGCCGAAGATCAACACGACCTATGGTGCGCCGGATTTGGCGGCGAAGGTCGGCTAGAGGGGCTCCTCGGTTCCTGTGTGCCGAGGGGTTTTTGCAAAGGCCCGGACTTCGTGAGCCGGGCCTAATTTTGTCCATCCTTTATTTTCGCTCCCGCGTAAGCGATACTACCCCTAGTGCCGCCCCCGGCGTGGCGGCTGAATATCTTCTCCCCCATCGGCCCCGGTGTGCTGGAAGGTGGAGCGCAGGCGGCATGCTGTGGCCGGTCCCACCAATCTGAGCGGCACCTATGATTTTTTCCCGACGCTCGGGGAATTGGTCATTTATGCCTTCAATAATGCGCAGATCAGGCCGACGTCGCTGACGCAAGAGCACATGGTTTCGGCCAAGCAGGCCACGAACATGATGCTGGCGCGCTGGGCCAACCAGGGGGTGAACCTCTGGGAAGTGAAGCTGGCGACGATTGATCTCGTGGAGGGCACGGCGACCTACACGGTGCCGACCAACACGGTAACAGTGCTCGACGTCTATGCCCGCACGCAGCAAGGCAGCGATCCGCCGGTTGATCGCCCGCTGCTGCCAATCTCGCGCTCCGAATATTCGACCTATGCCAACAAGACTCAGCAAGGCGTCACGACCGTCTACTGGTTCGACCGCCTGTTGGCGCCGACGCTGACGTTCTGGCTGGTGCCGGACGGCCAGACGTTCCAGCAGGTCCAATATTACTACGTCACGCAGATGCAGGACTCGAACCTGATCGGCGGTCAGCAGCCGGACATCCCGTATCGCTGGCTCGAGGCGTTCGCCGATGGGCTCGCCTATCGTCTGGCGCGCATTTGGAAGCCCGAAATGGCCGTCGCCCTGAAAGCGGGCGCGGACGAATCCTACCAGATCGCGGCGACACAAGACGTCGAGCAGGCCGCGCAATACATCACGCCCGACACATCGAGCTATTGGAGAACCTGATGGCTTATGCCTCAAAGAGCGGCCGGGCGCGGACTGATCCATCGAATCCGCGGGCGTTCGGCGTTTGCATGCGTTGCGGGCTCTGGTGGAATCGGCATCGCATCGCCGATCAATATGACTGGCGCGGCACGTCTTTGGCGAACTTGTATGTGCTGGTATGCCCGCCGTGTATGGACAGGCCCCAGCCGCAACTCAAGGCCATCGTCCTGCCGGCGGATCCTGTGCCGGTGTACCGCGCGCTGGTGGAACCCTTCTTTGACGACGAGGTCTAGGATGCCGCGGTGCATTCAGGGCAACTCGGTTGATGCTGTGACGGGCATTCCAATTCGCGGCGGCGCGGTGCGAGTGACGCAGAACGGGATGATCCGGGCGACGCAGACGACTGGCGAGTCGCCTGGGGGGCTGAACACGGCGCCCGGGTCGCTCAATCCCGCGCCAGCCGGGCAGTCGCTGACGTATCCCTACGGCTTCCTGACCGTGCCTCTGACGGGACCGCTGACGTGAACTACGCCGAATATGTCACGACGGTTTCGGAGTTGGCGGTCATTGTGCCGCCATCGACGGACTTCCTCGCCATCCTGCCGAACGCGATCGACTACACGGAACTGCGCATCCAGCGCGATCTGGATTTGCTGGCGACGGTAAGCAGCAACACGACATTCGCCCTGACGGCCAATACGCGAGCGATCACCTTCACCGAGGGCACGTTCGTCACGATACAGAACGTCAATATCCTGACGCCGGTTGGCACATCGAACCCCAATGCGGCGACGCGCAATCCGTGCCTGCCGGTGGCGAAGGAAGTGTTGGACTATACGTGGCCGAGCATCGCAGGGGCTGCGATCCCGTCGCAGTTCGCGATGTTCAATCAAAACACGCTCTATTTCGGTCCGTGGCCCGACATGGGCTACACGGTCGAACTCGTCGGCACGGTGCGCTTCACGCCGCTGTCGACGACCAACACGACGAACTTCCTTTCGCTGTACTTCGCTGATCTCTACGTCCAGGCGTCGATGATCTACATCTCGCAATACCAGCGTCAGTTCGGCGCCGCAGCGAACGATCCGCAGATGCCGGGGTCATATGAGATGCAGTATCAGACGCTATTGAAGTCGGCCGAGGTCGAGGAGCAGCGCAAGAAGTTCGCGAGCGCGGCGTGGACGTCGCAGTCGCCGTCGCCCGTGGCCACGCCGACGCGCTGATGGCAACCGCTTCTCTCAAACTGCTTCCGGGCGTCGATACCAACCGAAGTCAGGCGCTCAACGAGGCAGCGATCTCCTCGTGCAACCTGATCCGGCTGTGGAAGGATCGGCGGGGCGAATCGCTGGTGCAAAAGTTGGGCGGGTGGACCAAGTTCTACCCCTCGCAGATGCCGGCGATCCCGCGCCAGCTTTGGCCATGGCAGGACCAGAACCATGGCAAGCACCTGGGCATCGGCTGCTCTACGGCGGCGGATACGACGCTGGGCGGTCCGCTGATGATCCTGACCAATGGCGCGCTGAACACGATCACGCCGATCGTGCGGCTGGACAACGTCGCCCCGGAGGTCACGACCAGCACAGTCTCGAGCACGGTGTTCATCACGGATGCTGGGTCGAACATCAACAATTACACGGCGGTCTTTGTCGCGACGCATATTTCGGTCGGGGGCATCATCGTCTTCGGCTTCTTTTTATGCAGCGGAGTGAGCCCCAACCAGTTCGCGGTGAACCTCACCAACATTCTGGGCAATCCGATTTTCCCGACGGCAAACATCACCAATGGTGGCGTGGTCGCCCTGTTCACGGTGGTGCTCAACAATTCGACCGTGCAGGTCACGCTACCCAATCACGGATATTCCGTGGGCGATACCTATCCGTGCCTGGTGAGCACGACAGTCGGCGGAATTACGATTTACGGCGACTACATCATCCAGAGCGTGACCGACGCGAATAACTTCGTCATTCAGACGGGCGGCGAGGCGACCAGCAGCACCAGCGGGTATATCAACGGCGGCAACGCGCAATACGACTTCTTCGTCGGCATCGGGCCTCTGCCTCCAGGCACTGGCTATGGCGTGGGTGCCTATGGTGCGGGCGGATACGGGACGGGCATCAGCCCCGTCGAGCCGACTGGCTCCAACATGGAGGCCGACGATTGGGCGCTTGATAACTGGGGCGACATCTTCGTGGCGGTGGCTTCCGGCATTCAGGTGAGTTCCGACACTACGGAGCCGTCCGGCAGTCCGGTGTTCCTGTGGAACCCTCTGGCGCCGACGCCTGTTGCCTTGGCGCTCGCAGCGGGACCATCGGCCAATGACGGCTGCTTCGTCGCGATGCCGCAGCGGCAGATCGTGTGCTGGGGATCTACCTTCACCGGCATTCAGGACCATCTCCTGCTGCGCTGGTGCGACATCAACAATTACAACGTCTGGATCGCGCAGCCGACCAATCAGGCAGGTTCCTACCGCATTCCGCGCGGGTCCAAGATCGTGGGCTGCATTCAGGCGGCGAACCAGGCGCTGGTGTTCACCGATCTCGCCGTCTGGTCGATGCAGTATATCGGACAGCCATTTGTCTATGGCTTCAACGAGATCGGAACGGGTTGCGGGCTGATTGCTCCAAAGGCCGCGGTGTCCATGAACGGCATCATCTACTGGATGTCGCAGTCCCAGTTCTTCTCCATGCCGAACGGTGGTGGCGTTTCTCCGATGCCATGTTCGGTGTGGGATAATGTTTTCCAGCTTATGGATCAGAGCAAGCTGAGCAACATCCGCGTTGCGCCGAATTCGCGCTTCAACGAAATCACTTGGTATTTCACGTCGACCAGCAGCGCGAGCGGCGAGAATGATATGTACGTGAAGTACAACATCACCATGGGGCCGGATGCCGGTTGGGATTACGGTACTCTTGGCCGCTCAGCATGGACGAACCAGAGCGTGCTGGGGCCGCCGATCGGCGCCGATCCGACGAGCCTGTATCTCTACCAACACGAGACGTCGAACGACGCCGACGGCCAGTCGATCAATGCCTTTTTCCAGACCGGCTATTTCGAGATCGGCGACGGACAGATGCAGACGTTCGT